TTGCTTTAAAGCTATAACCTTATTGGCGTCTATTGGAGGCGTACCACCTCCGATGTCTGGTTTTTTGCCAAGTAAATATACCTTGCTTACGATTAAGTCACTAAGTGTCTTATCGATGTCTGTATCGTCAATATCAACGAATTTTAAAGCATCGTTAGCATCCGCAAAACCTAATTTACTTGCCTTTTCCTTGATTACTGTTTGTTTTTCCAATGTTGTTTTTGCTTTTTCAGCGTTCAAAGCCTTTTCCTCAAGTGCTTTCATTTGAGAGGTCAACCCCTCTAGCTTTTCTGCAAAAATATCCTTGTCTGGTTTGTTGTTAGGGTCGTAATCCATACCCAATCTTTCAGCTATCGTTTTGAAAACATCATCCTTAGAAATCCTTGATTTCGCCGCTTCGTCTTGTAGCTTCTTTGTAGTGCCGGTTAATTTTGCATCAAAATCAGCCTGTTGTTGTGTAAGAAGAGCCTGCACGTCTTCTTTTGTAAATGTTTCTTTGTTTTCTGTGTTGTTATCGTCTGCCATGAGATGATTCCTTTCTGTTAGTAATCTATATTGTTGTCGTCATAAGCCTTTATGACGTCTTCTGTAACTGCGAATGAGTGAATGCAATTTGGGTGGAATAATCCTTGTGATTCCGCCTCTTCAAGCAAATCAAAACCCTCTGTTTTACCATCAAGGCTAAATACTTGCCCCTCGAATGGGATACAAGGGCTATTTGGAAAGCTTGAAACGCCCACTATTTGAACTAAATCACCCTCGAATGTATCTAGGATGCTGTTTTTAGTCCCTTCTCTGAATGCTTGAGCCGATGTTGTGCGTGCTACCATCTGTGAATAGTCTTGAGCGTTTACCATACATTTAATAGAGCCGTCTTTTGTATAATAAGGGATTTTAAATATATCTTTTTTCGCTAATTCTTTTTCAAGTGCTTTCGCCGCATTTTTCCAAGTAGTATCACCTACAACAATCCCTTTAACATTCTCAAGCCCTAATGTTCTTAATGTTTTAGTATCTACGAACTCACCAACCGCCTTTAAAAGCTTTTGTGAGTCTTTAAAATTTTCTCTTTGTAGAAAATTCATTGTATTTCGTCCGATAATCTTTGAGACTTGATGCAATGGCTTATAAGTATTTTCTGCTAAGACTTTAATGGCATCTTTATGCAAAGCACCGAACCCGATAAAACCTTTAGCAATTGGGATAGGCTCAAAAGGTATTTTAAGCTGTTTATAATCCTCTTCTGATTGCTTAATCCCAGCTTTATAAGAAAACATATTGGCTTCTTTGGCATAAACAAGAAACTTTGCTTCAAGCAATGCAATTTCTTTTTTTGCCTCGGATTGTAAGCTTTCTAGATAAGCGGCTTGATTACCCTTTGTGATTGCTTCATTTATTAGCTTTTTTAGCCTTTTATCGGTATCTTTATAGAATTTAAGCAATATATCTTCATTTTTCTTTGAAGCCCCAGCAAGTGATAAGGGCGGTTGATAAAACCAAAGATTCTCTATTGCCATTATTTATTACCAATATTTTTGTTATCCGTATTGTTATTTAGATTGTCAGGATTACCACTATCATTAGGATTGTTAGTATCTGGTGGATATAATACATCCAAAGCCTTGACTGTTTCCGCTTGCTTTTCGGTGTCTATTTGTACTAATTCCTTTTCTGCCGCTTTATCGTCTATGTTTTCCATTTTCATAATTGCAGATTTTTTAGACATCCAACCACCCATAACTCTAGTGTTATAATTCGTTGTATCCTCTGTCTCATCGCCTACAAGCCCATCTTTCCAATTAGATGTTATATTCTTTAATTCTTTTCCATTGAGTATAGAGGCAAGTTGTAAAGCTTTTTCAAGTCTTGGTTTAATACGCTCTACAAGCTTGCTAGCCTTACTTAAAGGTCTTTGTAAAAGTCTTTTTAAAGCCGTCCCACTTGGTGCGTTGATTGAACCCAAAGCGTATAACGCCGCAGATGTTCCAGACGATATATAATATTGCTCTTGTAGTTTATTTACATAATCTATTGATGCTGTTATTTGAGCATCAAAAGTAATAACGCCCGGTGCTGCCTCATTATCATGCAACGCCATATATTTACCCTTACGCAAAACATACTGATTTGTTTTGGGGTCTAATTCTAATGCTGTATCCGGACCGTAAATAATTTTACCTTGTTTATCAAGATTATAACCAATCTTTGAAAGTTCGACCTCCATTGATGTTACAATTGAAGCATATTTTTGAAAATCACTATCAGAAAATATAATATCTTTCGGATTTAATTTCTGCCAGATAATTGTTGGCTCGTTAATCCCAGTATTTGCCTCAAATATGTTAATCAAAGCATCTATTTTATCATTTTTTATTAAGTGGATTCTTGTTTCTACTTTGTCAGCTGTATGGATTTCAAATTTAACATATTTCTTTTTGTCTTCGGTATAATCAAAGGCAATAATATGACCTAAAATATTTTTAGCATTCATTGGGTCAATAACAGGAAACCAAAAACGTGGGTCAATATTATCGATATAAACAATATTATTTTCACGTCTTAGCTTCAATACTGCGTTGCCATAAGTCTTTAGATGACTATCAAAGCAAGCAATTACATCGTTAAAATCAAGTTGCTTAATAAGGTCATCAATGGCTGTTTGCTCGCTTGCCTGAAAGTCTGGGTTTTCGCCGTACTCTAAATCTGCCAACGCTTCATTTGTATTATCATATTGGTTAGTTAAGATTAAGCGGATTTCTTTGACGTCATCGGGATAAGCAATTTTAAGCTCCTCCCTAACAAGAGCCTTATGCTCATTATCAGACATTTTGGTTAAGAGGTCGTAGGCTTGAATTCTACTTATTTGGCTTTTGAATGGGTATGGTTGCCCCTGTTCCATTACAGAAAAGCTAGTCAGCACATCAAAGTCGCAAACTTCATCATCTTGGTTATCTGTTTTTATAAAATTAGTCATAAAGTTTTGTATCCATTTTCTAAACATTGTTAAGCTTTCTTGAATAAATGTTTGCCAAAAGTTCTCTCGTAATAATGTAAGATATAACGTGTCGGGTCTAACAAGTCATCGTTTTCTTTTATCGGAGCATCAACATCCTCGACTTTTAATATTTCGTCTATTGATGGATAACGATAAGTTAAATACTCGTTAATAGTGTTTGGGCATCTATCACGATTCACAATAATGCGGTCATAGTTTATAATCGCTCTTATGATTGCAATAGAACCTTTAACGCCCGGCTTATCTGCATAAATATTAAAGCCAGCTTCTCTGACCTTTACATTTAATTCTGGTCTTGCATCATCACCTTGAATATATCGGATTTCGTTAATTCCGTATTCGCTTTGTTTGTCTCGCAACCAAGCAATGACCTTGATATAATCAATTTTAGAGCCGAATAGCTCATCAAGTTGGTAGTAAGAACCCTCTTTAGTTACGCCGAACAATACAACGCCTGTGGGGTGATTCCATCCCCAGTCAATACCTGCAATATACTCTAAGAATTCGCCTTGCTCTATTTTCTCTAAGATTTCAGTGTGAGAGCATGTATGCTTATCAATATCAAAGGATGTATAAACAAGTCCCTCTGCGATTATCCATTTACCAAGAATAAAACGTTCGTAGAAAGTGCCTTTATACTGCCTACAAATAAAATCGATATATTCTTGGGATAATGTCGGGTTATCTGTTAGTAAGAAGTTCCAAACCTCGACATCGGGGTTTACACCTTCTTTTACAAACTCTGTATATGCCCAATGCATAGGGTTGTCTGGGTTTGTAGTACAGAATATCTTTGAATTGGCAACCGAACAACGACCTAGAAGTTCTCTGAAAAACCCCCTGTTAATGAGAGTAAGTTCATCAATATAAGCACCTGAAAGAGTCACCCCTCTTAAATACTTAACACTTCCTTTGTCTTTTGAGCCGATTACCTTACAAACGAACCATTCTTTCTCGCCCTTGCCATATTTGACCTTTAAGTAGCCGTTAGATTGGTTATATCTGTATTCAGTCCCGATTGTATCCAAATAATTGAATAAATCAGATAAAACGTTTTGATAAATAGTATCTTTTGAAACACCAACAATTGCTTTTAATCCAAAAGGATTTTTACTGCAATATGTAAGCCATTTGTCTATCATTGCAGTTGTTTTACCGCTTCTGATAGAGCCTGAAAGAACTACAATACGTCTATGATATTCTACTGGATAGTATAAAAATTCAAGTGCAGTTTGACCGAAGCCACGCCAGTTAAAAGTTCCTTCGGGATTATCCCTAAACTCATAACCAACTTTTTTTACAGCTTCGTTTTTTCCAGCAATCCAATCTTTTATACTTATAACGTTGTTTTTATAATTTTCATATCTTGGGTGTTTAATCGCTAGGTTTTGCATCATCACCACCCATTAATAAGCTTGATATAGCGTTTTTATTATTTGAAATATCTTGTAAGGTCAAAGGATTTTCAACTTGAGAGCCGCCGCTAGGTTTATCTAACCCTTCGTTTTTCCTTGATGTTTCATTCGCTTTCGCCAAACTCTCTATCGCTTGTTTCAATATAGGAGCATTAACAAAGGGAATATCCACAATCTGAACACTCTTAATCATAATAGGTCGACCTTTGGGGTCAAACACTAAATCGCCATCAGCATTCTTATAAGGCTCTGTTGTTTCCACTAAGCAACGTTTATAATCGCTATTCTCAAAATACTCACTGCAAGCATCAATAGCAAGGTCATTTATCTTTAATATCTTTTCGTTTCGTTTTAATTCGTTTTCTTTAACGCATTCTTTTATAGATTCGCTTATTTCTTCGCTAATATTCGATTTGTCTTGCTTCCACTTTTCTCGGTAAGCCTTATCTGATATTTGTTTTGCACTTTTTAAAAAAGACGAATATTCGTTATAAATGTCAATAGGCAAAATACCCATAAGATATTTAGTTTTAATTTCCGTCCAAGGGATATTCTTATTTGCCATAAATTCATCTTTGCAACCTTTAAATCATACTTTATAATATTTGTATTTTACCCCCCTCTGAACCGTGCCAAATTCACTAACGAATAGGGTCGGATTTTTGAGAGTATTTTTTATTTAAAGCAATAAGGGGTAATTAAACCCCTTTTGCCACTCTGGGAGGAGAGTATCTATTTTTTGGGCTTTATAACAGTAAGCTGTATTGCACCCATATCTCTACTAAAATCAATTTTATTTATTTCGTATTCGTGTTCCTTGAATACAGTCTCTAGCTTTGTGAACAATTCCATATCTGATTTATCCGACATATCGTATCCCCTTCAATAAAAAGGGGCGGTAAGTTGCCCCTACGTTCGTACAAATATAAGTTGAGGTTGAAAAAACAAAAGAAAAAGGGACTTAATAGTCCCTACACCTTAATAAATAGCCGAAATATAAATAGTTAAGCAGTAATTAATGCCTTCTCTTCCCAAATTCGAGGCTTTAGCCCCATCTCCAAGGTGTTAGTAATCGTCTCTAACTTCCCTCGATTGTTTATCTTTACATGTTGGTATTCCGTTATAATGCGACTTGATACAATCTTTTGTTTCGCTATTACAATCGGATTCCCTTTTTTATCTAATTCAATCTCGCCTTTTTCATTTTCTTGAAAAATGTCTTTTGTTTTGATTTTGTTATTTTCGTCCAGTTCGTAAATTGTCTTTACGTTTCTTGTGGAAACTCCGAAACATAAGCTTTTTAAAAACTTTATAATCGGAATAACTGGAGTTATATCTTTTCTTAGATATTTATATTCTGCTTTGGCAACTCTGCCCTCTATAATTTCATCATCTTTGATATGAAAATACTTGCCGCATTCTAAGCATCTGCCGAAAAAATAAGAACGATTTAAAAATTTATGCTCGTAAACATTAAACTCTTGAAATCTATTGTGACAAAAAAACATCATTTTAGACATAAAACTCCCCCAAAGTCTTAAAGACCGAGCTATACGTCAATTGTAGTCGCTCAAATTAACCTATATCTACTATAACATACTTTTCGCCTTTTTGTGAGGGAAAACCCTCAACTTTCAGAGCATCCCAGCGTTTTCTAATGCCAAGACCTCAACCACAAAAGATGCCCTATTTTCTGCCCCAAATTTCAGATACAAATCTGATAGTCTACGTTCTATTGTGCTGACTGATAAAAACATCACTTGTGCGATATAAGCGTTTGTTTTCCCCTGTTTAAGCAACTCTATAATGTCCCTTTGTTCTATTGTTAATCTCATAAATCCCCCTACATTCTTATCATTTGTACTAAACTTATAACCCAAAGTATGAATACAATTAATCCTATTACTCCCAAAAATATTACAAATTCCATATTAATAATCCCATTCTACGTTATTGGCACTTTTTAAAGCATCTAAATGCTCTTGAATTTCTTTATCATTTTCGTAATTCTCGAAATTTTCCACTTCTTCTTGAATTGCCCATATAAACGCTTGTATA